CTAATCTTCAAATGGTAAAAGTGGATGTACCTAAAGTTCAGGACAAAGTGAGTATTAATCCTAATAACAGATACAAGCAATTTTTAAAAGAGACTATGCCTTATACGGAACTTGAGTCTTCTTTTAGGACTAAGGGTAAGGAGAAGTTATTAAATCAGCAAACAACGAGGAAAGGTTTAGGAGCAGGAAATGTTAAAAGAGATTAGGCGTAAGATGCTGAAGCATTTACCTGGACGAACAAAGAAGACTTACTGATGTCAGAATCTGTTTCTAGAAGAGGTTTTTTAAAAGCAACAGGGACATCAGTATTAACTGGAACGGCATTAGCAACAGGAGGAAGTAAAACACCTGTAGTTAAAAAAGCAGTTAAACCAGTAGTTAGGAAATTAGGACCAGAAGCTAAAGCGTATAGAAAATTTTTAAAATCAGTAAAAAGCAAAAACCTCAAATTCAGTGATATAAAAGTAATTAGTGCAAGTCATGGACTTATTTACAATGAAGGTAGAGATGCTTTTAAAGATGCAACATCTAAAACATTTAGAGGTGATATAAGTACCTCAGTAAGAGGTTTAGCACATACAGTTGCTGAGAATAAAGTTGGTCCAAGTCCCAAAGGTGGTCCAGGAACTGGGAATACGTACTTAGAATATGTTGAAAAAAATGTAGACCCAGAAATGAAAAGTTTAAATAAAACGGCAAGAAATTTAAAAGCAACTGAAGTTAAAAAAACCAGAAATGCTAAAAAACCTAAAAAAATTACGAAACGAGGAATAGTTCAAAGTATCAAATCCAAATTAAAGAATATTAAGATCCGTGGAGGATTTGGAGGACCAGGATCAGGGAAAGTAGGAATTCAAAGTAGAACACCAGAACGAATTAGCGGATATCACTATTAAGCTTATGAGTAAAAAACAATACGAAACGAGGAGTTTCTGATGAGCAACATTAAAAAAACTAGAAAGCTTTTAGGTATTGATAAGCAGGAAACTCAATTTAAGGAATTTCAATCTAAGTCTAGAAAGGCATTAGGAATTGAGAAAGCAGAGAATCAAGCAAGAAGTATGTATAAGGCAATTAAAAAGAAACTAATTAAATTCAGTAAGGGTTATTACAACTACAGGAAACCTTCTGACAATGCATCTCATGTATCTGAGACATATCCGAAGAATCCAAGTTTAAAGAAGATGTTTTTAACTACCAAATACAACTACAGCAACTTAGGAAAGAAGTGAGTAAAGCAAGTAATGAAATGCGAGAAAGGAATGAGTTTAATCCGTAAATACACACTTTGAGATTCAATCTGATGAGTAAAATTAATAAAAACATCAAACGTAAGTTATTAGGTTTAAAGAATACGAAGAAGACTTCTCTCTGGAAAGGTAGTGGTGAAGTAGTATCAAATATCATGAAGATAGATAAACAAGAAAAGAATTCTGAAGTAGGTGTAAGACGTCCTAAAGTTCCATCTAAGGCATTAGGAGAGAATATAGACAAAGCACTTAAGTACGGCACTATTGCAGCAAAAGTATTAACTAGATCAGGACCGCATGTAATTGCATACACAGCAGGGCAAGAAGCAATTGGATTATTAACAGGTAAAAAGAAACCTGATCCTAAAAGCATCACAGGATCTAGGACATTGGACGTAATAGCTCATCCTGCACCTTTGATGTACAAAGCAACCAAGGAATATGTAAAGCAAAGAAAGAATTTAAAGAAAGGTATTTTTAAAGATCCTTTTGCAGGAGATATAAGGACAAGATCATGAGTAAAGCAAGCAATGAAATGCGAGAAAGGTTTGTAGATGCATATTGCGAGCATGGAGATGCCCGTAGAGCAGCCTTAGATGCAGGTTACAAGGAAGGTAAATACATTAGTAATCAGGCATGTAATTTAAAAAGGCAGTTAGGTTCACAGATTCAGAAAAGGATGCAAGAGAAGTTTGTAGATCACACACCGAATGCATTTAAGGCAATGAAGGAACTAATGTCAGATTCACTTTCAGATACTGTCAAGTTTCAGTGTGCAAAGGATTTAATGGATCGAGCAGGATTTAAGGCAACAGATAAATTAACAATTGAAGAGGACAAGAAGACGGTACCAGAGTTAGAAGCAGAATTAGTGAGTTTAGTAGGCAGAGATAAAGCCAACTTACTACTTAATAAAAAACCTGTATCAAAGGCTACTAATGCTAATCCTGCTAATTTGGAAGAATCTGGATGGATTGACAACAAACTGGAGAAGCATGAGTTATCAGACACTCTTAACTGATCAGTTGGCTCAAGGAAGCTGCTGATCTAAGGAGGGGTAGGGTTACTTCCTCTGGCCTTACCTCTCCGACCACTGAATATGGAACCTTGGGCAGCAAAAGTACCAGAACTAGCAAACAGGATACAGAAGCTTGGAGTTTCAGACCGCAGTAAGTCGCTTAATTTAGCAAGATATGTGTATCAGGCATTGAATGATGCAAAATTAAGCGGTAATTCGAATAAGAAGGAGTTTGTAAATGCATTAAGGGATATGGGGGAACGTGCATTAAAGGAATCTAAGAGCAAGAAACCTTTAGCAAAGATCACTCATACAGCAATGCGAGAAGTCTGGTTACAGATTGAGAATAAAGCACCACCTAGTGTACAGAAGGATAAGTTTATTCAAGGAATCAGGAACAGAATCAGTCAAGACATCATCAAAGAGAACAAGATTGTTGAATTAACAAATGCAGGACATACAAGAGGAGCAAGAGAACGGTCTAACATTGATACACAAGATGTTTATAACAAACAGTTTGAAGTAGAATCAAACAAAACAGCAGGATTAAGACCAGATCAGGTTCCTAACAAAGATAAATTAGTAAAGAAGCAACCTCAAAAGACTAATATTTCGTCAAAACAAGGAATTATGTGGGATAGAGCATCTTCATTTGGAGTAGATCCTGAAGTTATGGAGCGTTCTATCAGAAGATCCAAGTTTGAATCAGGAACACATGAGTTATCAAAGTTTGTTAAAGGAAAACAGGTTGAATATAAGAAGAAATTCAAAGGTGGAGGTAAAAAGCAAGACTTTGCAGGACTTGGTGCAGAAGTTTCAGGACAAAAAATCTTAGAATGAGTGATTTAGAAAAAGCCGTAGGCATTTTAACAGAAATAACAGAACGTAGATCCACAAATCGGATTTACGATTATGACCCCTACGGCTACCAAGTGGAGTTTCATAAAGCAAGGGATATGGGTAAGAAAAGAGCTAAACAAAGGCTCTTGATGGCAGCAAACAAAGTAGGAAAAACCTATTGCGGTGCAGCAGAGTTAGCAATCCACGTTTTAGGAGACTATCCCGATTGGTGGGAAGGTCATAGATTTGATACTCCAGTTAAGGTTTGGGCAGCAGGTAATACAACTGCCAATACAAGGGATATAGTCCAGGCAGAGCTTCTAGGGGAGCCAGGAGACATCGAAGATTGGGGTAAGGGGTTGATACCTAAAGATAGAATAATTCACACAGACAGGCTTCCAGGCATCCCTAACGCTATTTCTGCAGTTACAGTCAAACATAAGTCAGGAAAGAATTCTAAAATCTGGTTCAAATCCTACGAACAAGGAAAAGAGCAATGGATGGGTAAAGCAGTCGATATTGTCTGGTTAGACGAAGAACCTCCTCAAGATATCTATTCTCAAGGTTTAAGAGCGACTTTAAAAACCCAAGGCTTGATATTCATGACATTCACTCCTGAAAAAGGCATGACTAATACGGTTGCCCAATTCATGAATGATCTTAAACCAGGACAACAGCTTTATCATGCAACATGGGATGATGCACCACACTTAGACATAGATACCAGAAATGAAATCCTTGCTGCCCTTCCACCGCATGAAAGAAATATGCGATCAAAAGGGATTCCTCTTCTTGGTTCAGGATTGGTTTACCCAATTGACGAAGATGCTATCAAGATACCTTCATTTCCAATTCCAGAATACTGGCCCAGAATCTGTGCAGTCGATTTCGGATGGGATCACCCATTTGCATGTGTATGGGTTGCATGGGACAGAGAAACGGATACGGCTTATGTTTACGACACCTATTCTATTAGGGCTGAAACACCTGTCACTCATGCCCATTCGATTAAGTCTAAAGGTGCTTATATTCCTTGTGCATGGCCTCATGATGGTATGCAACACGATAAAGGATCTGGTGAACCTCTTGCTCAACAGTATCGGAGGCTTGGTGTTAATATGCTTGGTTCTCATTTCAGCAATCCTGACGGGGGTTTTTCTGTTGAGCCAGGTATTATGGATATCCTTCAAAGAATGCAGTCGGGCAGGTTTAAAGTCTTTGAACATCTTTCCGACTGGTTCGCAGAAATGAGAATGTACCATCGTAAAGAAGGAAAGATCATCAAAGAACGTGACGATATCATGTCTGCAACAAGATATGCCGTTATGTCTTTACGCTATGCAACCATTCATAAGGAAATCCCTAAAATGGAGTTTGCTATAGGTACTCAAGACCACGAATACCAATACTTTGCTGCTTAAGAATAAAGGAATATATGGCATTTAATTTACAGGCTTTTCTGAAAACACATAAAGATGCAGCGAAGAAAGATTTATGGGGA